TAATTGAAGTTTAGTTGGTTTTTTAAATTTCATTTCTCTTAATTTATAGTCTCCTCCACCTGAGCCTCCGCCTTTAGTTTTAAGACCATATTTTTCAAATATTGCCTTTACAGACCCAGGTGTCATTTTTCTATATCTTGGAGGTATAGTGATTCCTTCTTTTGCTAGAATATCTAAATATTGATCTTTGGTTACAAAACCACCATTATCAAACTCTTGTCTCTCAATAAAATCTACAGACTCATCCATCAAGAAAGGACGAGCTTTGTCCATTGTATCTTGCTGTCTTTGTATTCTAACGTCTTCTTGAATATCTAAAAGTTCTTGTGGTTTAGGTTCTGGTAGTGTGAACAGTTCTTCAAAGCCAGTTGATGCTAAATCAAAATTAACTGTTGGAACCTCTGGCTCTTTTAATTTTTGTATGAGTGCTCTGTTTTTAAGAAGTTCTGAGGCCATGTTATAACCCCATTAAATAATTTAGACCGCCGTCTGCATTTTTGCTTCTTTGAACTGACCTATCAAACTCACCTTGAAAATCTAACGTATCTCCTTTTTCCATTAATAGTTTATCGTAAGCTTCAGGATTTTTTCTTCGATCTTTAAGCATGGCAATCACTATTAATTGTAAATCTCTATCAAGAGTCATAATTTCATCTGCCATACTCTCGTCTATTTCTGGAAAATTTTTCAACAAT